GATGAAGACGTTGGTTTCGTCTGCGCTGCTAGCGGTATACAGCACTTCGCAGGTGCCAGAGCCGCTGATCAGCCCGCCGACATTTGCCCGATAGGTAGCGCCAAGGGCGGTGGTGTCCAGCGATTCCTTTTCAACGGTCAAAGACCAAGAGCGGGTGCTGGTGATGGTTGCAGCAGTGGTGCCCGCGTCGTCGAATTTGACGGAGCCCTGCTGGCCACGGTAAAAAGCCATGGTTACAGATCCTCGAAGGTTTCAAAGGTCAATCTGACCTGTGTTTGGAAGAAACCCTCTGGAGATGGCGTAGCCACCACCTCGGGCCCTGTCGGGGGATCAAAGTGAACCCCACTTACAACGATTCTATTGTAAAGATCGCGGATCCTTTTACCAACGGTGAGGTTGGCGCCGGGTCCAACGCCCTTGGCAGAAAAAATATTGATGACTACAACGCCAATAACGCTGTTGCTGCTGCCGGTTGTGCCGCCCATCGTCAGGAAACTGTTGTTCCCAAATGAGGTCAGGCACTGAACCCAAGTGCCGTTATTGGGCGGGCTGTAGGCCTGATTATGGAAAACGACCGGTATTGTCGGCGACGATGCCAGCTCAGTTGCCAAACGGCTTTCGATGGTGGCGCGGATCGTGTTGAGGTTGACGGCGGCCATCAGTCTTGCCTTCCAATGGAATCAGCTAATTGTCGCGCTCTAGCCGTCATCTGTCTTGCGACAATGTCTAGCCAACCGGCAGGTGCTTGCTTCGAACGTCCGTCGGCAAGTTCTTGGCCGTAACTGATGTTGTTGTGAACGTGATAGGTATTTTTGATTTTTTCTTGCCCAAAGGAATAATTGAGGCCAATACCGGGACCGGGAGCAGGCGTTGCCGGCGGCTGTGCTTTTCCACGATTTGCTCCGGTTGCAGGTTGCTGTTCACCCGCGTCATAATTGCCAGTTGCGTTTTCGCCGATAATCCAGCTAGCGCGGAAGCGCCCTGTATCCACGGGGCTACGGGCTTTCAGTTCGGCGTCAGTTTCAAAAACAACCACGCGCATCAGTTGATTCAGCTTTTCCTCGCTGTAATCACCGATTTGATCGAGCCTGATGCGCCTAGCCATCGTTAAGCCCTCAGGAACAGTTCAACCGCAATGGCGGTGTTGTCTTGTTCGATGACGTTGATTTTTACAATCTGATGCACGACGCTGCTGATGACAACACGATCAGAAAGGCTAGGTGTAATCGTCAGATCAGATGCGGCAATGATCAGTTTTTTATCTTGCTCGTGAACCAGCTCGTTTAATTCTTGTTTGCGAACCGCGTCAACAACACCCTTGATGGTTGTATTGGTTTCGGTTTCAACGATTGCACCGGTGGTCGGGTTGTAGGTGCCGCCGCTGACTTGGCGATAGGTCACGTCCCCGCCAAAACGGTTAATGACCTTGCTGGCAGTTTTACGAAGCGAAGTTGCAAGTGCCATGAAAACAGATTAGGCGACCTGAACAGCCGTGACAATAATGCAAGGCACGGAGGGATGAGCGGGGCCTGAAGTGGCAGCGGGCAAAGATTGGAGGCTGGCCGCCACGTTAGTTGTTGACCAAATCAATTCGAGATAATCATTAGCGGCAAGCTTGAGCACATAGTTCACGCAGCCAATTACGTTGCCATCAACGCCTCCGTGTCTTGCAATGATGCTGAATTTGCTGTCAGATGCTGTTACGTTGCCGCTAGAGCCGCTGTCGTTTTTACGCAGCCAAACGTTAATGTCGTGAATTTGGGAGTCTGAATTTGTAAATTGAGCTGAATAAGTGATGCTGTAAACACCAGCGCGAGAAAAGGTAATCCGCGAACCAGAGGCAATGCTGATCCCACGGCTGTCTGGATCTGTTGTATTGATGCCGATGGAATAATCAGTATTTGCCGCCACTGCGACCTGATCCGTGGTGTCATAAAACGACCCCCACAGCATCTGATTGCGTACGGTATCAAGCTGACTGGTAAACGGATTGAGCTTAAAAGCCATTGCTCAGCTCCGAGTTACGGTCAAAAGATTATTGTTTCCGTCGTAAGTCATCGTGAGTGTTGCCACCACCTTACCGCTAGAGCCACCACGCTTATACGTTGCCGTCAAAAGGTTGTTGGCGCCGTCGTAGGTGTTCGCAACATAGTCATGCGACGGGATATTAAAACCGCCGCTAGCCGTTGCATCGCCGCCACCAGGAAGGACGTAGTACATCAGATTTTGTAGGCGATGACTTTGCCGCTAGCTAGCGTCACGCTCGTAAACACGCCCTCGATCTGATCACCCTTGCCCAAGGGAACGGAGCTAAAGGTATTGCCGCTGGCGTTTTGAATCGTTGCAGTGCTGATCACGGCGTCGGCCACGGCATACAGCTTCCAGAAGCGACCGGTATGGGCCGCAGTGTCGCTGATGTACTCAAAGCCAATGTTGTAAGCGTCGTTGTCGGCCATGGTCAGCTACGGCGAATGGCAAAGTTGCCCGGTCCACTGATTCTAAGTCCAGTCAAATACCTTTCATAGATTGGCGGGAGGCGATCAGCACCGGTTGCCGATGCACTGGCACCAGCATTAACCACGCTCAGGCTGCCAATGGTGACGGACTTGTAATCCTCCATGCCGCTCAACCCCATCCCATCTTTGTTGTTGTTCAGATAGGTGGCCAGCACGCACTGGGCTTTTTTGATCTGATCGGGAATTTCCGTGTCCGTGTAATAGTCCGTGGTAATACGGAACGGGAAACCGACGGCGTAAGTGTTGATATAGGTGTCAGGCTTGCGAACGCCTGTACGTGGCCATTGCAGGGCTTGGGTATCAGTAGCCCGAGCGCCAAGGAACCGTTCACGGTCAAGACGTTGGGTTGCCGTATACAGCGCCCGATTTTTCTGATCCGTCGTGGCAGTAGCCCAAGCCGTTACGTCGTCGTCTTGAACGAAGCCTTCAATGATCAGTTCCGCTGCTGCCAGCGTCAGGTAGGAGTTGGCGTTTGCGCCGCCCACCGTTGCGTCGATTGTTATTGCCATCGGTAGACAGCGGCAGTTCTTCTGTTACTTCAAGTTTAGGCGTGGGCTCTGCAATAGGAAAAGAGGCCCCAGCCGAAGCCAGAGCCTCCATTTCACGCAGTCGCCGGAAAGCGAACAGCCCCATCAGACGCGCTTGAGCAGAACGCTCAGGATCACGCCGGCCAGAGCGGTGGTAGTGCCGGTCACGTCAAGCGACAGGCGGTCGCCGGCCTCAAGGGTGAGGTTGGCAGTGGTGCTGGTCAGTTCACCCGAATCAGCCGCATCGAACTTCTGCTCAGTAAGAGCAGTGCCCTTGAGGTTGATTTTGGTGGTGCCGAGCAGGTCATCGCCAGCGGTGGCGGCTTCGGTGCCTTGGCAACGACGAATCGTGCCGGTCACATCAGAGCCATCAGAACCAGCAGTGGCGTGCACCTCACGGATGCTGACCACTTCGCACTTCACCGGAGCGGTGAAAAACTGCACATCAGCCACCGAAGAGGCGATGTAATGAGTAGCAACGATGTACTGCTCAGTTGACAGTTCAAACTGGGAAGGTTGGGCCATGGTTAGTTCCTCCTATCAATCAAAGTTGGAGGTGATGGTGGCACGCACGATTCCAATGTTCTTGGTTTCGTACACCTTGCTCCAGTTGGCCACAGTTGCCAGTTGAGCACGGGTGGGGTTCGTGGTGGTCACGGCCCACTTGGCACCAACGGGGTGGTAGATGTAGTGCATGTCCAGCGACATGGCATCCGACTTGGCGAGAATGTCGCGGTCGGTTTCAGTCCGCATTGCAGCCTGCTCACCGGAGGCGACAGCGCCAGCAGTGAAGAAATAACAGGCATAGTTGCCGGCGCTGTTGGTGATGTCGTCGGACACGATCACGCGCAGACCCATGTAGGTCGGAACGGTCACGTCGCCATACGCAGCAGCCACAGAACCGCCAACAGCGTTGATGGTGCTAGCGCCGGTAGCGGGGGTGCTCAGACGGGCTTCCGTGTTGGTCACGTAGTCAATCGCCTTGCGCTCCACGAGGTCGTAGTAGCAAGCCGAGTGCATGGCCACAGCGGTCAGCTTGTCGCCTTGATCGCCCAGAATTGCGCGGGCCTTAGCCACCTGACGGGGACCGAGGGCAGTTGCGCCGCTGGTGTCAAAACGCAGAGCGTCAAAGGCAGGGGAGTCAGAGCCGGTGAGGCTACCGAACACACCTTCAAGGCACTTGTAGAGGTCAGCCTGCTGCTGGTTAGCAACGTACTCACCAACTTTGGCGCCAATGGCGGCCATGGGGTCGGAGCCAGCAGCCAGAGCAGCCAGATCGCGGGCCTCAAAGGCACGGCCACGGTGCAGGATCACGCCGACTTGCTTGTCAGCACTGATCTTGCCGGGGGTCAGGCTGGTGGAGTCGGTAAGGACTTCCAGATCGCCGGACAGGTTGGCCTTCCAGAAAGGCACGTTAACAAAGTCACCACCCTCGGTTGCATTCAGTTCCGCCATGGGCTGCACAACGCCGCTGGCAAGAAACTGGTTCCGCTGAGTCGATTGCTCGATCACATACGGAGTAAAAATCTCGGGGATGATGACATCAGAGCGAAGAGTCGCCATGATGAATCCTCAGGGAATTTGTTGGTTGCGGGCGTAACCCAATGACGGAGTGGCGTAACCAATCGCGTCTAGCAGTTACATATTAAGCATTGTTTGCCGCTGCCTTCAAGCGTTCGTACAGATCGCGGTCAGTTCGGTAGAGCCGTGATTGCTCGGTCAGGTTGAAATATTCCCGCGTGAACGGGTTTTTGGTGCCTGCCGGAACATCAGACGACACGGGCTTGGTGCCAACGGGAGCCCCAGAACCCTTGACGTTCGGAGCCCTGAACAGGTAACCGCGCTCAGCCTTCAGGCGTTCAACCCATTGATCCATGGGCACTTCGTTGTAGCCATCAACGGCCACGGGGTTGCCGCTTTCGTCTAGTTTCAGTTGATCGCGGACCAGACGAAGGGCATCGTGCGGGTTGTGAGCACCCTGTTCAGCAAGGATGGCAACAACGCGATTGTCCAACTGATTGACGGTCAGTTTTGATTCCAGTTCGGCAATGCGTTTCTTGTAGCCTTCCTCCCGCTCTTGAAATTGTTGGGCGTACTGTTTCAGGGCTTCGTCGTACTTACCCTTTGATTCCAGTTCCTCTTGTTCCTTTTTTCGCTTGAACTCCAGAAGCTCCTGAATATCAACGCCATCGGGAACGGCAACTGATTTTTCCTTCTGTTCTTTGAGCTTGCCAATCAGTTCAAAGTTTTTACGCTCCAACGCTTCAATACTGCGCTTGAGCTTTTCCGATTCGTTATCGGTTGCAGTGGGCGTAGCTTCCTGCAGTTGTTCGTCAGACATTGTGACCCGTAGGGTTTACCGCCAAAGTGTATAGGTAAGCCAGCCAAAAGGCACGTCATGTCACGGCGGGAATGGAACACGCCAGTTCGTGAGCCTTGGTGCCCAGTGATTTATTGGCTGCTCAAGGCGATTGACCTACACACCCAGCGGTATCTGGAGACTGGGGAGCGGTGGCATGTTGACGCGGCGAATGACCTGCGCCGTTACGTTGCCGAGCTAAAAGACCGAATCCACCGCGATGAAGGTCGGTAGATCACCATTTTTCCTTGTCAGCCCAGTACGCCGCTGACATTTTGCCCTTGGCGATATTCTCCGCGTGACGTGCCTTGAACGATGCCCTTCTGGCCTTGTCTGCTGCTGACTCTCCTTTTTGCGCTGGTGAGCCTGACACGCCCTGTTGACCGAACCTGATTAAACGGATTTTTTCACCCTCTTTCGCCAAAACCGCATGAGATTTGGTCGGGTGGCTTGGCGTGCGCTTCGGCTTGTTGTAGCCGTCGAACTTTTCGCCTCGGTATTCAATCGCCATCTTCCCCATCATCCGTGCAGGTAATGACCTCAACGCCTTCGGCCAGCCTGCCCATCAATGCGCCGAGGATTTCTGGGTTGTTGGGCGTCGGGAAAATAAACCGGCCTTCAATCATGCCGTCAGCACACTTGAGGTAAGTGCAACTGCCTTCCCAAATTCTGCCGTTCATTTTTTCGGCTTGCGTTTTTTGGCGGTTTTAGCTGCTGCCTTGAATGCACCCTTGTCTGGGTAATCGGCTTCACCGGGGCGAGCCTTGCGCTCTTTGGCGCCCTCTTCCATCCGTTTGCGCTTGGCGTTGATGTTGGCGTACAAGCCGGGCTTTTTAGGTGCCATCACTTTTTACCTTTGGGTTGCTTGCGGGCCTTACCGGCTTCGCTCAAGGCAATAGCAATGGCCTGTTTACGGCTTTTGACGACCGGACCTTTGCCGGGACCTTGTTTGCCGCTTTTCAGTGTTCCGGCCTTGTACTCGCTCATCACCTTGCCGATCTTCTTTTCGGCTTTGGTCGGTTTCTTGGCCATGGGGCAACGGCAAGTGATCCAACTTTAGGCCGGACTTATCCACCCAGCCAATGCTGTCGTCGTCCAGCTTCTGCAGTCTGGCTTCAATGATTGCCTCGCCGTGTTCGACCTCTACCCAATCGGAATAAACGCGACCGTCTAGGTAATACCTAATCTTTGGGAGGTCCATACAGCCGCTGCAACTCAGCCAGCGTAACCTCGCTGCCATCTTCCCGCACCATTCGTGCCAAGGCGTCCTGCGGACCATATTTGTTGGACAGCTTGGTGAAATAAGCAGCACGATTTTTACCCAAAACTTCATCTTGGTAAGCCGCAGGCTGTTGCTTGAGCCATTGCCCGTAAGTAAGGCTTCCTTTCACCGGACCATCAGCACTGGCGCGAACCGACGGACCTGTACCCCAATCCGGCGGCGGAATGCCCAAGCCTTTGTAATCAATGATCGGGATTGTTGTTGACCGGCAGTTGAAATGAACAGGCGGAACGGGCCCCTTGCCGTAAACGTATTCCTTGCCATCAAGGCTCCGGCAAATTGCTGAGGTCCGGCTATCCAATGTGGCAACGTACCTGTACTTTTTGGTTATATCGTCGTTTGCTCGGTAAACCTGTTCACTGGCGGCGTTGGCAACCTGTTGAACGCTCGTGCGAACAACGGTCAGAACCTGATGGTCAGCCATTCGGGTCAGTTCGCCACCGGCTAGGGCTTGCTGTCGTGCGGTCTTGGCCAGATCACCAAATTCAAGGTTGCCGACAAGGCGATTGGCAATTTGCGCGGTCGGTTCACCGGTAAGAATTCCAGTCCTGACAATGGCGTTGAACTTCTGCGCCTGTGATTCGGCTAGGCCGCGAAATGCCTTTTCGACTACCTCACCATTGGGCAGCGTGATCGCAGCGCCTTGGCCAGCGGTCAAGTTAAAGCCACCGGTGCCGGGCAGGGTGAAGTTCAAGTCGGTGGGGTCAATGGATGCAACGCTGGCAGCAAAGTTCGGTGCAACCTCAACGGTATTGATCTGGGCTAAGGCATTGACCTGTGACGGCAGCAATTCGCGCTGATCAACAATTCCGCCACTTACGGCCAGCCTGATTTGTTCGGTGACAAATTCACTTTGCAGCTCCGCCAAACCCTGCAGTTCAGTGGCGACATATCCTGTACTGCGACCCGCCCATCCGTCCAAGGATTCCTTGAGCTGGGCAAGGATCACGCGGAGCCGTTGGGCTTGAACCGAGGCGGGGCTAACAATGCCTGCACCGGCAGTAGCTTGGCCAAAGTTGATACGGCGTAAGTCATCAACCGCGCTCAGCACTATGTCGTTGTAATCGCGGACAATCTGTTTGGCGACGGCATTGCCGAAGCGGTTTAGATCAATGGCGTTGCGGTAGATATTGGCAACAGGATCTTTGCGGTTAATACGCCGCTTGAATTGCTCAACGTTGAGCAGGCGAGGTGTAACGCCTGATTGGGTCATTATTCAGGCAGGACAACGGGTTCTTGGTCATCTTCCTGCATCATCTCTTCGCTGGTGATGTCTTCACTGCCAAGGTTTTCAGGACCACCCATTTCAATCAACCCGCCGGTCTGGGTGGCTTCCAGTTCTTCCTCAACGTCGAAGTCATCGCCCAGCACTTCGCCCTCAGCCAGTTGATCCAACAGCGTTTTCTGGCTGATTACGCCAGCGGTGTAGGTCTGCAGCAGGGCAAGAATTTCGGCAGGCTCAAGGCGTGCAGCGATGAAGTCGCGATTAACAAAGCTGCTCCCTGATTGCGGCAGGCCAAGATAATCAGCGTGATACCGCAGGCAGTTGTCGATTAGATCCTGCACCTGCTGGGCAACGACCATCATGGTGCTGTCGCCTTGGCTGCGGTCAATCCGCTTGGCCTCGGCAGTTTCGGCGCTCAGCTTCTGGCCCAGCACAGCAGACAGACCAAGTTCGTTGATCTGCGCGGCGATCTGCTCAAGGCGGCGGAACTGAGCCTCAAAGCTCTTGCCACCCGGTTCGATGTACTCAGCGCGACCCTCGGCAGGAAGGGCAAGGGCTTCAGACGGGCCGGCGCTGATTTCCTCGGCGGAACTGGGGAAGCCAAACAACGCCAGCATCGGCACGGCGCTGATATGCAGCATGTTGTCCAGATCGCTTTGGATCTGGTAGGTCTTCAGGTTCAGCTCTGCAATGTCTTCCAGCGGCGGGCGGGATTCCAGCAGGCCAGCACGGTTTGCGTAGGCAACGGCAAAGGGGATGTAATCAAGGCTGGTGGTGCCGGAAGCAATTTCAACAAAGGCGCCTTTGGTGTCGTCTTGCCGGAAAATCTGATAGGAGCCCGGACGCAGGACACGAACCTGCTCAACGTACTTTTCGCCAAACTCACCGTCGGGCACGACCACCCGCTCCATCAGGCGCAGCATGGTCAGACGTTGAGCGCCGTTGGTTACTTCAGAGCGCCACCCCAAAATATCGCGGGGCACATAAGTACACCAGTACGGGCGCAGGCTGGCCGCGTCGGTGATGTTCTGCAGTTCGTCTCCAGAGTCAGAAGGGAAATCAACTAAAACACCGGCGTGACCGTAGCGGACCATTTTTCGGGCCAGCTCGTAGACAAAAATATTCAGGTCATTGCCTTGGAGGTCTACATCAAACAGTTGTTCGCGCAGGACATCGGGCACATCGTCAAGACGGACTGGCTTACGGGTCAACATGCCGGCCAGCATCCGCTCAAGGCGCTGGTAATACGGCGGGCAAACTGAACGGGCCAAACGGTTGTCGTAGGACTCGTCTTGTTCGCGGGGTTCCTGCGGCAGGTAACGGCGATGCTTACGCCGCATTCCGTAGGTGCCCTCCAGCAGGTCTTCAATCAATATCCAATGTGCTTCCTGTGCAGCCCAAGCGCCGTTGGGATCTTGCACCTGCGTTGCTGTGCGCGTCAGCAGCCGGTCATAATGCCGAAAACCGGTGTAGGTCATTCTTTGCGCCTAGCCATACACAAATTCTATGGTTCTAGGTTAGGCCTAAATAATGACTGGGCCTCCGATACCGCCACACACGGCGTCCAGCCTTACGGACAGAACCGACCCAGCGCGGGCAGTTTATTCGGCTTCGTCGGCGCGGGTGATCTCGTCTTCTAGAGCTTCGGCAGCTTCGTCAAAGCCTTCGTCGTAGAGCCACTGTTGAATGGCGGTGAGCATGGCAGAAGCAGCCTCGTTGAACTCGTAACAGGCGTCGTCAACGGTTGAGTCGAAGGCGGCTTCAAGATCGCGCCAGAGGGGTGCAGACATTGCGATGTTGCGGCGGCTTCAGGGTAGCGGCAAAAGAAAAGGCCCCTTCGGGGGCCCGAGAAATCAGTTGAAAAGACGCTTGACTTCGATGTCGCGGTTGGTTGCCGAATTGAACTTCATCAGAACGACAATGGCGTCAGGGCGCTCAGCATGGCCACGTTCGGCTGCAGCCATGGCGGCCTTGCGAGTCATCATGCCGGTCTGAGCGATGCCGTTGACTTCAAGGAAAAACATTGGTCTTGTGTGTGGTGGGGTCGCCCCCTGTCCCCTAATTATGGGGTATACCCCGTGGGTTTGGCAAGCACCCCAGTGGCCAGTTCACAAATCGTCAGTACAGCCTGATGCCAGTGCTGCGGCCCGCGTTCGCGTGAAGCGGGTTGAACTCACGCCAGACCACGTACCCCAAGGCGTCAACCATGTGATCGTGCCCAGCCTCCTTGTCCGGCTCGCCCTTCTCTGTCCAGCTCTGCAGCTCAAGGCATTCGATCAGCCGCGTGCAGCCCTGCGCCACCGTCAACCGCACCTCGCCCTTCCCGTTTTCCAGCAGTGCCTGAACAGCAGACACCCGATCACGAACAGCAGGGTTAGACCGCCCAGATTGATTGCTAAACCCGTAGGACTCCAATATTTGTATGTCAGTCCGGGAGGCGTTGGTGGAGCGATTGCCGCCTGAGGCGTCAGGGTAAACGTAAATACGGTGATCGGGATAACGGCGTTTAATTTCTTGCGCCAGTGCATCAGTGTCATGTGCTCCGCTCACTTCATCGACGATGGCCAGTCTGTTGCCATTCCTAACACCAATCACGGCAGACATATTCGCAACGTTGAAGTCAACGCCCACGCGCAATGGTTCGTTACTGAAGTCATTAACGGTCGCCACTACATGCTTTGCACGATCAAACCTGTCGTACACCTGGCCGGTATTTAGGTTCACCCATTGGCCTTCCAAATACGACTTGATTAACTGCGGCGGATAATTCGCCATCAGGCTGTCAACAAACCCGTCGGGCAGGTACGGGTTGTCCATGGTGCGAGCACGGATCAGGGCCGTGTCTTCACCGGCGTTGCGGTCGAACGTATCGAATGCCCAGCCGTAACCTTCGGGCGTGGTGGCAGCGTAAAACTGCTGCACGTTGCCAGCACGAAGACGGGCCAGAGCCATTCGTGTTGCCTGCTCTGCTACCCGCTTGTTTGCCGTGTCGGCCTCGTCAAAGCCAATGGCGCAGAGGTTCTGACCACGAATGCGGTTCCACGTCTCCATCGTCCTCAAAAGGATGGTGTGGCTGCCCTCGGCAAAGTGCAGGGTGTATTCCGGTAGCGGGCTGACGCGGAAATTAAACGGGATCTCCCACTCTTCCAGCAGGTCATCCATGGTGCGCTGGAGGATGTCACGCAACATCGGGGCGACAGGCTCAAACAGGGCGCTGACGTGGCCGATGTTCAGAGCTGCCATGTGAACGGCCTTGGCTACGAGGCCATGGGTTTTGCCGGCACCGAATCCGCAGACGAGGGCGAGCTTGCGGTGTTGGGTGTCATCACAAAAGGCCAGTTGATGCGGCAGCAGCGTTTGCCGAATGCGATCTAAGGCCTGTTGGGCTGTTGGTCCTGAGGCTTGGCTTGACGGTGGATCGAGGAGGAAACCACCGGGAGCGTTGGCGAGGAGGCTCAAGTATCAAGGCCGATGAGTTTGGCTTGAAGCTGAACGGCGTTGAGGGCGACTTGGGTTTGACCGCGTTTGTAAGCGGACTGTTCGTAGGTACGAAGGCGGCCTAGGGCTTCGGCAATCCATGCCGGACGGGTCATGGCGGCGTCTTCTTCTAGGCGGATACGAGCACGTTGGATGTATTCATCGGCCTGCCGCGCAGAGCATTTCCACTGATTGGCTGCAAATTGAACGATCTGACCACGCGATTGTCCTTCGGTCAAAAGACCGTAAATAGTGTCAACACGGAAGTTGACTTCGGCAGCAGTTGAGCGTGCCAAGTTTGCGGGAAAAAGTGATAGGAACAGGATAAACCCAAAAGGTAAAGAATGGAGCGGGTATGTCTCAGATTGGGACACTTGGGACAGCCTTGGGCGAGACATGGCGGTGCGCGGCGCCGAACCGAAAGACTTTCTGGAGTGTCATAGGGGGCACTTGCGCCCCAGTTAAAAACCGCTAGCTTTTGAAAGCAATTTTCGCAAGGAGCAAATTCCTGCAAGCCATGGCAAAAGCCATTTTTCTGCGTTTACCCGACGATTTGGTTTGTGACCTAGAGCGTTACAAACCCAAAACGATGTCCCTGACTGGGTATTGCGCCTTTCTAATCGAGTTAGGGGTTGACAGGCCAGTTACGCTGGCGGAGCGACCGAAGGGAAGCGAAGCCTCTATTTCTTCTAATAATATTATTGATACTTCTTCTTCTATTAAAAATATTCCTTTTAATAATATTAATAGTACGGTCGGAAAATCAAAATCCGAAAAGCCGAAAAAGGCCAAGCGACCGGCCTACAGCGACGAGTTCAACACCTTCTGGAAGCTGTACCAGTCAGCCCCTGATCGTGTCTCATCTCAGACGAAGCCCAAGGCCTACGACGAGTGGAGGGGCATTGTGGCGCTGGAAGGACCGGAGACCCTCCTGAAAGCCGCTACAAGGGCGATTGAGGAGCAGAAGCGGAAGATGACAGCCGGCGAGTTCGTGGGCAGCCTTCCTGACCTGTTTCGCTGGCTCCGCGACGGCAAGTACGAGGTTTATCTGGAGGAGCACCAAGCGCAGAAGGCAGGGCGGACATGGAGCGCCGATCTCGGCTGCTGGATTGAAAATGACTAGCCAGCTCGCCCCGCCAACCACTGACGACTCACCATGAAGCTGTATTCACCTGATGCCCGAGGCAAGTACGTCTGGCAGGTGGCTGACGCCAAGACACGCGCCGTGTCGTACACGGTCACCACGAGCCGTACGCCCCCGCCTGATGCCTGCTACGGGCACCCCATGGGCAAGTACGACGACACCGGCCTGTACCTGACCTTTTGCCCGAACGTCGGCGCTGACGATCCGAAGAGCCCACAGGCGGCTCGCTACGTGCTGCACCCCATGGCCGCTGCTGAGCGTGATCGTGCTGACCGTGAACGGCTCTGGCGCGAAATCTGATGAGGCTTGCCTTTGACCTAACCGAAGTCCGCCGCCTACTCAGGCGTGGCATTGATGCAAAGCACTGGACGCTTCAGGATCTCGATAGCCCTTCGCCGGGCTGGCTGATCACAATGGAAGACGCCAAACGCATTGCCGGTTTTACCCCACCCGTTTATCAAAACCTTCTCAGAGATGAGCCCACACCAACAGAGCGCGTCGAAATCGTCAGCCCCAGAGACTTCGCGGTGGCTGAAACCCTTGCCGATCCTGTTCAACGAGGAAGCACACCGGTATTACCACGAACCGACGGGCACATGGTTGAACCATTCAGTGACGCAGGTTTGCAAGGGCCGGAAAGATGCGTGGGCGATGAAGCGGATTATGGAGACCAAGCATATTTGGGAACCTCGGGGGAAGACGGTACACAAGGCGTTGGAGGATTTTCTGACGACTGGTGACGCTGGCGACTATCCGGCGGAATACAGCGAGTGGATTGAGCCGTTGCTGGAGCATTCCGTTTGGCAGACCTACGAGGCCATTGCCTGTGAATACAGGTTGTGCGATGTGGAGCGCAGCATTGCCGGCAGCTTTGATTGCCTGCTGCGGCGCAAGGATGATCACACACAGTTGGTGCTGGTGGATCTGAAAACGCAGAGCAGGGCGGATGCCAGCCCGTATGACGTGAGCCCGCAGTTGGGCGGGTATTTGGGGATGCTCAGCCTGCACTGGCCAAAGCTGTACATACAGAAGGCTGGGGTGCTCTGGGCTCGCCCTGGAAACACAACTCTGCAAAAGATTGACGTTGACGAAGCCGTGATCGAGTGGCAAGGCGTTCGCGATGCGTTCCTGATGCTGAACCAGCCGGAGTTCTGATGACTTTTTTCTTGTCCACGGAAATGATTGATTACCAAACGCGCAACCATCCGTTAGTCAACGGGAAGCGCACAACGAAGACGCAAATTGATGCTGAAAATGAACGACGCGCAATGTATTTGTTGTCGCAGGAATTCAGGTCAAAGATTGAGGTTTACAGTGATGATCCGCACTGCAAAATTGACTTTGCGGCCAAATCACCAAACGGCGAAATTACCGCATTGTTTGAGTTCAAGAAACGCGGCGGCAAGCACAACGATCCGCAATACAAAAGGGGATGGTGGGTGCCGTGCGAAAAACTAGACGCACTTGTTTATTACGGTATTCACTTGAGAAAAGAACAAAACAAACCCTTGATAACAGAGCTGTATTACTGCTGGGGTTTCAACGACGGTTTTTATTACATTAACATTCAGGAGGCAATGGTTTGGCTTTGTGATTATGAAATTGGCGGTTTAGGTTACTCGGTGAAAGAAAAGAAAAACAATGGCAAAGAGGCCGTGTATCTGGTTCCGCGCAACAATCCGTTTATTCGTGAAATAAGGGTTGGTTCAGTTGATACCCCGTGGCGATACGCTTCTAACGCGCTGGCGGCATGACGAAATTAAAACTACTTGATACCTTTTCCGGCATTGGAGGATTTTCTTACGCCGCCGAAAGAATTGTCGGTGGATTTGAGACGATTCAATTTATTGAATGGGAACCGTATTGCCAACGCATCTTGAATCAACACTGGCCGGCAGTGCCAATCCATTCGGACATTCAAGATTTCAACCCACCTGCATTTAGCGCCGATGTCATTTGTGGTGGTTTTCCATGCCAAGACATCAGCGTTGCCGGCAAGCAAGCCGGAATCAAACAAGGAACCCGCTCAGGACTTTTTTATGAACTCATCCGTGTCATTCGCTTGGTACGACCCAAATACGTCGTCTTGGAAAACGTCGCAGCAATCGTTACTAACGGACTTGGAGTCGTACTCGGAGAATTGGCCGAGGCAGGGTATGACGCTGAATGGTCATGCATACGCGCTTCGGATTTGGGAGCCTGTCACCGTAGAGACCGATGGTGGCTTGTTGCCTACGCCAACGGCAAGGGACCACAAGGATTCGGGGGAGCGAGTGAATTACGAAAAGCTGGCGCAGAAAAGCCGCCTTGCTGGGATCCTGGTAACCCAATGCTCAGCCCAGAATGGCGGGGCTACGTATCTAAACCCCTCCTTTTTAGAGGAGATGATGGGCTATCCAATCGGGTGGACCGCATTAGAGCACTAGGAAATTCAGTTGTGCCACAGGTGGCAGCGGTGCCGTTACGGCGGGTTTTGGAGCTGGAGTCGCTGAAATGACTGATCCTGTCTGGTCTGTTGGGGTGCTGCTGGCCGTTGGGCTGCTGGGTGTGATGGTGCTGTTGGCATGGGTTGGGACGCAGGATTGACAGCCTGTTGCCCCTAGGGGTATACTCCTTTTGTCAGGGGGAGACCCCACTACCACGCAAAACCAATGGCAACCACCAGTTCACAAGTCAAGCGGACCTACCAGACATCCCTAATAAACGACAAGGAGCGCAAGGATCCCCGCCACGGCCTTGCCTGTGAATATCTTGCGTTTTGGATGATGGAAAAATTAGTTCAACCATATTATGAGCAACAACGTGGCGGCAAATCTTACCTAGATAATTATGGCGTTTATCAAATTGCCTCAGGCAACTGCAATCGGACGGAATTTGTCATTTCCGATTATGTATCTAGGCCGATTAAAAACGAAAACAATTCAAGCCGATTTAATCAAGGAATAAAAGGATATGCCGATGTATTATTTGGAAGCGAATATAACGCAAAATTTCTTGGGGAAGTAAAAATAACCCCGCAATCAGCAGAAGAAATTTTACAGCAAATTAAATTTTATCATTCTTGTATATATTGCGTTCATACAGTAATTGCATTGGATTTTGATTGCCCACAACTCGCTCGAATGGTTGAGGGCACAGACATAACCGTGGTTCGCTTGGGCGAAAAGTTTGAAATGTTTGCCAAAACACGATCCAATCCTTCAATTCTGGAGATTTGACATGACCGACCACACCGCAATCCTTGCCGACATCGCCAGCGTCAAGCTGGAAATTGCCTATCAGGAAGAAAAACTGCAGGCATTGATGGATGACCTAGCCGCGCTCTACGCCAGTGGCGAGCTAGACGACCTCAAAGACGACGACGGCAACCTGACCCGTGATGGCGTCAAGGCCACCCGTTGCACCCGTACCAGTTGGAATTACAGCAAGGCCGTTAAGGAGCTGCAGCAGCTAGAGCAGTTTGAAGGAGTGGCCACAAAGAAGGAAACAGAATATTGGAGGGTTTCGCTGCCAAAGGCAGAGTTCTAAATGGCTGACCATCCCGTAGACCAACGGATTGACGCCATCCTCGCCAAGTACGACCTACGGGACAAAGCCCAATACAGAAACGCTGTTGCCGAACTGACCAGTTACCTCATCACGCTCAAAAGACGCGACACCACCAACAGCCTGTATTACCAAAGCATCAACGAAAAGATCCACCTTGAACGTTGTTTGAAAAAATCAACCGATGACCTGCAACCCACATGACCTGACGCTGTTCACACGCTTTCTGCTGTGGATGCTGTCAACGCGGCCTGATGTCGTCAAGATCAACGTTGGCACACCAGTGAATTACCTAGAACGTTGTTACAGCGGCTCTGGCCGATGAAGTTTGCCGTACAGGGTATTGAGCCCGCACCGCAGGGCAGCAAGCGCCATGTTGGCAATGGCCGCATGATCGAAGCATCTAAAAAGGTCAAGCCTTGGCGTTTTGCTGTTAGCCAAGCTGCACTTGAAACTGGTTGGCAACTGGTTGATCGGCCTGTCATGGTGCAGATCACGTTCATGTTCAGCAGGCCAAAATCCCATTACAACAGCAAAGGTCAACTGAAGCCCGCTGCGCCGCTCTACAAACAGACCAAGCCCGACCTTGATAAGCTGTGCCGCTCAACCTTAGACGGCCTCACGAATGTCTTGTTAAAAGACGACTCGCAGGTTGTTAATTTGATCTGCTGCAAGATTTACGCCAACGAAGGCGAACTCCCCGGAGCACTAATCACCATCAATCCACTGTGAAAGGTTCAAAGTATCTGCGCCGTTGCATTATTTGCGATTCGGTTTTTAGTATTCCAATTCTGCGCGGCAACGTCAAAAGTCCACGGCAGACCTGCAGTCTTATTTGCCATCGACGGTTCGTTGGTAAAAGAGCAAAACGATGGACAAAAGAAGAGATTGAAATTCTTGAAAGTCTCAGCCTGTCGATGCCACCGAAGACGCTGTATACAACCTATTGCCAGTTAGCTGGCAGGGCTGGTTATCCAAAACGCAGTGAAGCAGCTCTGAGGGCAAAACTCAAGTTGATGGGCATTCCCTTGATGCCAGAAATTGATTGGTACACCTTGAAGCAACTGGCGGATTTTTTTGGGGCAACAAGACACGCCATGTTCAAGATGGTAAAAATTGGCTTGAAGGCAAAGAAGGAATCCGACTACCGAAATCAACCGTATTTTGTGAGCCGCGTTGAATTAAAGCGATTCGCACGAAAACATCCGGGGTTATTTCGGGAGTTCAAGCGCGACGGCCTGTTTGTAGTACTGGAAGATCGAGCGCTGATTGATTTGATCATGGAACAGCCAATACAGCGCCAGCCAAGCCGCTACAACCCGACCAAGGTGAAGTGCGTTGAGACTGGCAATGTGTATCCAAGTTGTCGGGCGGCGGCGCGGATATTTTTCGTCGATCCATCGGCTATCCACGGAGCGGCAAAGAAGGGCCACAGGGTTGCTGGGTATCACTGGGTTGCACTCCGCTGAATTTAGGGGTATACTCCTTGTGGGTCCGAAGCCCCGTCCTCAATCCGACAACCGCACACAACCTCTATGGCCGATTACCCCAACCTCGGGGCTGTCATTACGCAGGCTGACGTATCAACGAAGGGCACTGGCTCTTATGCCGCTGATTACGTCAACTGGTGCCGTGTTACCCACCTCCTGCATGACAATGCTCCCGGATGGCAATTTGCTCTCAAAGCTCACGAGGAGACCGGCCACGTTTGGAAGGCTCCCGACGGAACCGCTTATGTGGTCGGGTGCTTTGAGCACATCAACGGATCCGATACGCCGCCCTTCCCGCAGGCGATCATGGATAACCGCAATAACGCCATCCTTTTTGAAAAGGTCACGGCCCGCGATCTCACAGACGCGCATCGCCGCTGCCTCTGCACTGCTGCTGCTGCTCAGTTTGGCCTTGCTTGGCAGCTCTGGGCGCGAGAGCCAGTAGAAAACCCCCATCGGGATGAAGCCGGTAAGCCTGCCTTACAGCAAGACACGCCGAAGGAAGAACCGTCCCAAGTGCGGGACACTCAGCCCAAGGCCAAAGCCAAAGGCGAAGCAAAGCCTGAGCCCAAGGTCGTTTTTCTGACCGAAGAACAGGTTGATGAGGTCAAGGCTGCAGTCAAGGCATACGAAAAACGCGAAGAACTGATTACCGCCTTCAAAAAGCATTTCAAGATCATCGCGCCGCGTATCGCCGACCGCATTCAGTTTCCTGAACATAAGGAGTTCATTGACAAGTACATCGCTGAGAACCCATGAGGGCGCCCAAGCCCAAATCACCAACCGAAATCAACCGGAAGAAAAACCGCTTTGTTGTAGCGGCCAAACTTTCGGCTGATCTGCACCGCCAGCTTCGGTCGTACTGCACCAAATCAGGGCAGAACATCAACCAAGCTCTTCGCCACATCATCACTACCTTTTTCGCCACCCATGGTTGACTATCCCAAAAACGAGTTCACCCTTTGGTTTAACTGTATGCCTGATCAAAAAAAAGACGGGCACTACTGGGCAGCCGCTGAAATTCCTGTGGAGGAACTTGAGAAGCTCTACAACTGGGCGCTCAAGCAAGATCCCGTGCAAAACCAGCGCGGTGAACCATGCGTGAAGCTTCGCGCCAATCTGATGCCTCGCACTGCCGAATCCTCTGGCCGTGAATACCTGAAACTGGCCATCAGCGAACAGCGCCCCAAAGCCGAAACCGACCTGTTCTGATTTATCACCATGATCATCCTTACTGACGCCCAACTCGTCGAACTGACCAATCGAATCAATCAGATTCGCACCATTATTGACAGCGCACAGGTCATTAAGGCCACCGCTGCACAGCCCAAGACCGTTACCGAGCCCGCCATTCAGACGCCCAAGCCGGTCGTGAAACAACGCCGCAAGGCTCGTGCTCGTCGTGTCATGCTCAACACCGCTCAGGTCGTAGAGATCAAGCGGCGTCTGGCTACTGGTAACGAATCAGCCGCAAAGATTGCTCGGGATTACGGCGTTCATGTCACCACGGTCAACCTGATCAAATACGGGAAGACGTGGAAGGAGGTTCAGGTTCCGGCCTGACGGTCACGCTCCATCAGTTGCAGTTCTAGGGCTGCGATCCTGTTGGTGGCCTGCTGCAGCAGCGTTTGCTGCATGTTCCACGCTCTAAATAACTGAGCGGCAATGGGTCCGGCGTTTGGGGTGTTCTCTAGGCGTCGGGCCTCTTTTTCGACGTTGAACGCCGACGAGGGATCAGGTTTTAACAGCATCCACTCCCAAGCGTTGTCGTCCACTGGATTGGCGCATAGCACATTAACGCTAGGCGTCGCGTCAAGGTCAAAAATTGCGACAAGGCAAATTTCCCCCTTGCAACCCCTTGCACATCCGTTATCTTTGACGCACCGGGGCGACCCGGACAACCGATTCACCACACACCAGCCATGAAGGATCGCATTTGCAGCATCTTTGTGTTTCTGCTGCCCGCTGCAATCTTTGCTGTCATCATCCATGACGGCCTCACACTCCAAACCGCTCAACACAGCGGAACCCAGCAACTCCAAATCAATCAACAATGAGTCTCGTCGTCCTAACCGCTCAGTGCTCCGGCATTGTCGTTTCAACCATTCCGACCGGCCAAAAGACCTACAAGATGTCGCCCAATGGTCGTGGCGTCCGCGCTGAACGCCCACTTTGGAAATTCAACGCAGGTATGCCCTGCTATGTCCGAGGCTGGCCCGCCTATGAAGCCACCATTGTTGACAGGGTTGAAGGTTGCACTTGGCCGACCTACTTGGTCCAAGCCTTTGACTCTGGCGCCGTCTACCGCATTTCTCAGCTTTACCTCTCCAAACGACCCATTGAAAACCGATGACCACCAACGAACCCCGCCGCTTTTACTTCCAGATTCCCACTGCCAATGTCTATGACTGGGTGGTAGCAACTGGCTTCACCGAGGCCAAACAAATTGCCCATCAACAATGGGGGCATTACTACCACGACCTCCAGTGGTTGACCCCAGATCGCCATAGTCAGGTCAAGCTCCCATCCTTTTAATGGCACGAGTAAGGCAGACCAAGTTAACGCCTGCTGCTGTAACCCACATCTTGCTGTCTACGGAACCCAATTCCGTCATGGCCGCGCAATACGGGGTAACACGGCAGGCAATTTCTTTGATCCGCAATGGCAAAAACTGGACCGATATTTCACCAGAACTGCCCCGCGTTCCCATTCGCGTCAAAGAATCAATCCGCAAGGATTACATCAAACAAACCCAACACTGTTTCAACTGCCTTGAATACCAACAAGGTGAATGCGCCTTTGGCTTCCCTGAGGCCATAGATGAACCAACCTTCGCCGCCATCTGCGATCTCTACAAGCGAGATCCAAGCCGTTCTGCAGCAGTGTCTAGCTGAATACTGGGCGCCACGGTTCAACGAACTAACCATTGACCACTGTGCCCGTATGTACGCTGCACTGCAGCCGTTTATTCGCTATCAACAAGGCAACTGCCCGATAGCCAATGACACCGCCAATTAAGGCCACCCAAGAGTTTTACGACAGCCCTAGGCACCACTGCTACGGGGCCGATTGGGTCGGTTACGGTGTGATGTCCGCCTTTCAGCCTTGGTGCTGGGATGGCACCGCCGTTTGGTACGGCCCCCTTTGTGACACCAGATCAGAAGCCCTTGCTATCGCCAAAAATCATGCTGACGCCTGTTGAACTTGACCAGCGCCGTGCTGACTTCATGGAAATGCTGCACCAGCACTACCAAACTGAAAATTTGTTTACCGGACTTTGGGAACGCTTCGCCTATGACTCCGCCGTCAATCTTCGTGACTTGGATTACAGCGTTCTGCGCTCTGACCTCATTCGTGCTTTTGGCAGTGCTGACAGTGAGCTGGCTGGCCGGTACGCTGATACTGCTATCACCGTTTTGATTAACCACGTCTTTCCGCAACAGGGCTAGGCCATGGCAACAAAAGTTCCATTCCTCAACTGGTTTGAAAATTGGTGCTTCTACTATCTGGCACGTAGCCCTCGTGTTGGCACCATTCAGGTGCGCTGGCGCCATACACCCGCCACATTTATTGTGCGTGACCTGAACGATCCCTGCGTCGAAAAAATGGGCGACGAGGAAATGACGCCAGCCTCGTTTGATCTAGAGCGCATCTTCCATATGCCGTCTTACGGCGAAACGGACGAGTAACGTGATTAACCTTTTCAACGGCAGGGTTGTTTTAGAACGGCGAACGCTTGTTGAAAATTGGCGTGCAAAAGTAAAGCTACCTAAACAGGGCGGAGCGCAAATAACGATTGACCTACAGACGACTGACCTGAAACTGGCCTTCGTCCGCGCTCAGAATATTTACAGATGCCTTAGAAAAGGCGAACCTTTGGCGGAATTGGACCCACCACCGACCAATCACCTTTCATGCTGGGATTGCGCTCACTGGTCTGTGTTGCGCGTGAACAATGGAGGCAATGGCTGTGAGTTCCAATTCCCCGAGGCGCGCCAGACTGCATATGGCAAATTCGCATCTCAGTGCCACCTTTACGACGATGGAACCGAAAATTCTGAGCAGGACCGACTTTGAAGACGGTAGCTACATCGAAACGCTAGAGCCGGCTCAAGGCGGTGAAATGTATTACCGCAGTTGTTACAAGGGGATGTGTAGGTATTCCAGTGATCTTTGGCAGGCACAAATTTATTGCCACCAGATGACCAGTCCTAGTCTTCCCGAGTAATCCAATCCATAATTCTGGCTTCACCTATTTCCGACCAAAAGGGCAAACTTCTGTACCAAACTCGCCAATCTTTATGGCCCTTAGACATATTGCAGCCGAAGCAACATGCGACCAAATTGTTCATGTTACTCGTCCCGCCTTTTGCCTTAGGGACAACATGATCAAGCGTTGGTGATCTGCCTAACGGCTCAAAGCAATACGCGCAATGATAATTGAAGTGCAACAGCACCTGATCACGAAACCGTTTCTTTGCTTCCCGTTTTGGTACAAGCTCAGAACCGTCGATGTGCTCAACCACCAGGCAGCCGCTTGGTTCTCTAAACGGTAGCCACCGAAACCGAAATGTCCTACTACGTGAAACTGCCTGACGGTACGCGGGTTGGTCCATTCAGAACGACAGCCGCCGCCCACCACTGGTGCGAACAACGCTATGTGATGGAGTTTTCGTTGCACCTGCTGCAAGACCCCCACGTTCCTTGTTTCATGCGGCATGAACAGGGGCCGGACCACTAGGCAATAAAAAAACCGCCTGCTCCGACAACAAGCGGTTTAGGGTCTCGTCCCAACCAAGGTTAGCCGGACTAAGTGGACTAAGCCTTAAGGGTTTCCCAAGATGGCATTACAGTTTCGTGTCCGTTGTAGTGGCCCACCTCGGCGTACGAGCGGTCAGGATCGTCAGAAAGTGGCATAAACACCATCTGGCCAATCAGCAGTCCGGGCCAAATGCCCACACGATGTTTTTGCCGCACATTTTTAAGCTCTAAGGTCAGGCGGCTACCGTGCCATCCCGGATCGCAAAAGCCGGCCAGCATGTGTTGAATACCGGAGCGGGCACGGCTTGACTTCAATACAAATTGCGCCGCAATCGCGGGGCTATCGGGCAGGTTAAAAATTTCCTGCGTTTCAGCCAAGATGAATTCTCCGGGCTTGAGCCAATAGGGATCTTCCTTGCTGTGCGTCTGGATGTTGTGCCTGATCAGTTCTGGCGTCTCCGCCACCTCAATCATGATGTTGTCGCCCAAAGCCACGTCGTAACTGGCTGGGTTCAACCGTTCGGGGTCAAAGGGTTGAATGAGGGCTTTTTCTTCGCAAAGGGCGCGGATCTCTGAATCAGGCAGCAGCATTAGGCGCTAATAATCCCATCGGATCTTAGGTCTGCCCGGACGGATGCCGAGATGCACGAAACCTTTTTGAGCACCGTACCCAAGTGAATACGGCCAATGAGCATCGCACCAAGCCTGCACGGCGTAGATGTCCGCACCAGCAATGTAAAAATCAATCGCGCCCGTATCAGGTGCGTCGTAAAGATGTTCTGACCGCGCCGAGCCGCCAACCTGTGCATTGATCTTCGGGGGGCGATAGCCGCTCGTAACCACAACAGGCTTATTACCAAAGGCAGCACGCACGCGCTCAGCAAACTGGCAAAGAACCATTGCCGTATCGCACTGAAACTGCTTATTAAAACGTCGTGCCTCTTCGTTTAGCGCCAGCTCGCCATATTTAATATTGGGCGTAACGCCAAAGCTAAACGGTTTGTCAGGCGTAAATTTCACATCCGTCGTCAACGGTTTAGCCCCGCCAATAAACAAATCAAGCTCATCACGCCGGCGACGAACCAAGCCCTCAAGCACTTTGCCATCGCCTTTGTTCCAGCGCGGCAGCTCTTCCATGGCCACCTTCTGCGGATCTTCGCCATTATTCAGCCTGCGCCGCAATGTGCTTTCCATCAACGCGCCGGCGCCAACATTGAACACAAAGCTGATCAGGGCGCAACGCTGATTGTTGGTCAGCGGCACACGAATCTGAGTGTCAACGGCGCGGGCAAACTTCTCAAGATCAGACAGCAACAATGCCTCTGCATCGGCCTCGGTAATCTTCATGCCCAGCTTTACGTTTAGCCCCGTATGGCCATAACCAATCGTTGGCACACCAGCAGGACAGATGTAAGCATCTAGCCGCAACCCCTCCCACTTTTTAATCAAATCAACTGCCGGTTGTAGATCACGCTCTGGCTGTTTACCGTTTTGGCTCCAAGTCTTAAACCAAGCCTGATCCCTGCCCAAAATGTTTGGGTTGGCCTTGTTGATAGCCTCTTCCAGCTCCGATACAGCCGCCATTTGATGTGGCAGACCAGAACGGTAAAAGCGAAACAGGTCAATCAGCTTGATTTTGTTCTGGCTCATCGGACCAAGGGGCGTGAATGCTCATTGCGCCGCCCAGCAAGCGGCTTTCCCCAGTCTGCAGCTCCTCGTCAATTTCGTGGTGAACAATGACGGGTTCTGGGGCTTGTGGTTGGCTTGCGTGCCAATCAGCCTCAGCGCGATCTAACCTCGGACCCAGCGTTTTTTCAAACTTATAGTCCTGCGCTGCCTTACGCAGGTAAGCACGCCAATCCTTGTGGCCAAATCGCGCTAGCCATACCGTTTGCCCGCTTAACGCTTTGGGAAGATCATCTTCAGCACTTTGAGCACAAGCTGCACCCAAGAGTTTTCACGGATGGGCAGCAGAGCAATGATTTCAGAGCCAGCGGCGATTGCAATGGCAACGACAGCAGCAGTGGTGGGGTCCATAGTTGAAATGACCTTTAGGCCAAGTCTATGGCCTTATTTATCCCTGCCAATGGTCATTTCGATTTGCCTAACCCGACCTTCAAGGTCCGCCAACCGCTCCTTTGAGTCGTTCTTCAGCTCTTGGATGTCTTGGGCAACAGTGCTAACCGATTGATCCAGCTTGGCTACTTGGATAAACAACCCGCCTAGACCCAATACGGCGGCAGCTAACAAGGCCGGTACTGCTTGGCTAAATGCGTTCGGGCCCGATGGGCTTACGTGTCCGTCTTCGTGCCCATCCATTGCAAGGCGTGCGCCAACCCTCTAATCAGCCTAGCGTCCGCCCCCAATCCTCCCTGTCAAAGGGATCGGCCTTGCCGCGCACAATTTCTACCGCACGTCGGTAATAGTGGTTGTCTGTTTTACCAGCCGCTTCTAGGGCTTGTTTTATTTTCAGCCAGTTATCTCGGGTTTGTTTGTCCATTAGCCCTTGCCCTGCCCGCGCATCTTTTTTCTGCCGTGATTTGGCAGGCTGTGTTGTCCTTGGCCTTGGCGGGTTTTCTTCGGCTTGCCTGGGACGTGTTGGACGCGGGCGGTGCCGGTTTTGGATTTGACCGCCATTACTGACTCTGTAGCAACGCCAGAATTGCTGCTTTTTGCTCATCCGTCAACGTAGCCAACGGATCAGGCTCTGGTTCTGGTTGCGGCTCCACATAGATCGGGTGGAGGTTGTCGGGATCCGGCACTGCGGTGCAGCCTTCCGGTGGTTGCCAGTCGGATTGGCCGTCCCAAAGGACGCGGTTGATGCAACGACCGTCGCTGTTAAGGATTGCGTACTGCATCACCATGACCAGACCCTCACATAGCCATCGCCGCCGTTGCCGCCAGCGCCTGAGTTATAGCCATTTTCGGACCCAGCACCGCCGCCGCCGCCACCGCCGGGGAATGCGCCGTTACCGCCGTTGCCTCCTGCAGCGGCCAAAGCGGCAGAACCTCCGCCGCCGCCATCGCCGTACCCAGTGGCATTTGTCCCTACTGCGCCGCCGCCGCCACCAGTCAAAACGCTACTGCCAGAATTTTTGTGTTCCGAAAAACCTTGTCCACCAATACCTCCAGCAAAGGCAACATTAGTAGTCGAAATGCCTCCAGCGCCAGCGCCAGAACCTGGTCCGTAATTAGTTCTTAGGCCTTCACTTCCTGCTGCACTAGACCTGCCTGCAACACCCGGAGCACCATTAAAGTAAATGTTAGAACCGTAGTAAGTTTGCCCTCCCCCAAGGGCAACGGTTGCTGCCGCTCCTCCTGTGCCTGCATTGGTAGATGGAGAAATAAGCAAGCTACCAAAAGAAGAAGATCCGCCGTTAGTACCATTCGCGCCACTAGTATCGTTAGCCGTTACTGCAGCACCGCCAGTTCCGCCAGCGCCAACAGTAATTGTTTCAGTGCTACCAGCCAAAGACGCTGGCACCCAACGGTTTACAATTCTACCGGCACTTCCCGAGCCTCCACCACAACGGTTTGTGCCTGTAGCACCACGGCGACCCGATCCGCCGCCGCCTCCGCCGCCAACACATTCGACATAAATCATTGTGCAACCGGCGGGCTTTGTCCAAGTGCCGCTGGTGAGAAACTCCTGAAAGTCAGCACTGCCTCCACCGCCGCCACCCGTTGCAGACAACGAACCAGCAGACAGGCTCAGGCCGCTGCCGATGGTGATCTCCTCAGCAACACCCGTTCCAGCCGTTGAACGTCCCAGCAGTTTGCCGGTCGCCATGCTGGTGCTGACGGTTTGCGTCCCGCTGTCGTAGCTGATCGGGGCAGTGGCAGCGACCACGCCAGTCGCACCTGTGGCGCCTGTTGCACCAGTGGCTCCTGTTGCGCCCGTAGCGCCGGTTGCACCAGTGGCTCCTGTGGGACCGGGATCGCCTTGAGGACCTTGTGGACCTGTGGCACCCGTAGCACCCGTGGCACCAGTCGGTCCAGGATCTCCCTGTGGTCCCTGGGGACCTGTTGCGCCCGTAGCTCCGGTAGCGCCCGTGTCACCGCGAGGGATGGTGAAGTCAAAAACAGCAGCGGAACTGGTGCCGCTATTGGTGACGACTGCACTCGATCCTGCCGAGCCAGTGGTGACTGTGCCAACAGAAATGGTTGCAGCAGCACCTGCGGCACCAGTCGCACCCGTCGCTCCAGTGGCACCTGTGTTGCCCTGTGGTCCCTGAGGCCCAGTGGCGCCTGCATCTCCTTTAGGACCTTGGGGTCCAGTTGCACCAGTTGCGCCCGTTGCGCCTGTGTCTCCTTGAATCCCCTGCGGGCCTTGCGGACCTGTGTCGCCCGTGTCGCCTTTAGGTCCTTGGGGACCAGTTGCACCCGTCGCTCCAGTGGGTCCAGTATCTCCGGTGTCGCCTTTTGGACCTTGAGGACCAGTTGCACCAGTAGCGCCTGTCGCACCCGTTGCACCTGTTGCTCCTGTCGCACCAGTGGGTCCAGCAGGTCCGGTATCTCCGGTATCGCCCTTCGGTCCCTGCGGTCCGGTGGCTCCTGTTGCACCAGTAGGTCCGGCTGGTCCCGTTGCGCCTTGCGGTCCCGTTGCACCGGTAGAGCCGGCAGGGATTGTGAAATCGAGAATTGCCGCGCCAGTCGTGCCGCTGTTGGTGACAGTCGCGCTGCTGCCAGGGGCGCCGGTGGTGACCGTGCCAACAGAAACGGTAGCGGCTGGACCCTGTGCGCCAGTGGCACCTTGAGGACCAGTCGTAGTCGCCGTCAGCGTTGAAGTCTGCGGGACTGTGACGACAGTGGTGCTGCCGTTTTCAGTGACCGTGACGGTATTGGTTACAGAGCTGACGTTGACGGTGGTCATGCCGTATAACCCTCGGACACGTACATGACGCCTTCCAAGTAATACTCTTTGAGGCCGGATCCGTTGGTCAGCAGTACGTCGTAATACGCCTCATTGGGGAACAGCGCGGTTTGCTCGTCGGTGAGCGAAATGGTAATCGTTCCCGTGCTGCGGTTTGTATAAACGACGGTGAAATCGGCGTATTTGGTGGTCCGGTCTTGGTTCCACACCTGTGAGGCAGCGGTATAGCCGGTCAGGTTGATCGGGGTGTCCGTGCTGTCCTTGAACTGCAGTTGGATGCTGTAATCCGCCCGGCGCTGGAGCGTGATGTTGTAAGTGCCAGGGGAAATGGCCATCAGTCCAGACCGAGGAGCTGTTTGAGTTCTTCTACGGTAAGCCCACTAGCAGCCAGCTTCTCGGCAGCGGTAAGTTCAGGTGCAGGTTCAGGTTGAGGGCGGGATTCGATTTCCGCGATTTCTTCGGCGGTCAGTTCGACGATTTCCTGCTCGCCGGTTTGAACGTCAACAACGATGCGATGCATGGTTTAGCCCTCGTAAAGGATGTTTATGGAACCGGCATCGAACGTGTCGGTGCCGTTGACGGTGGTGATGCGGACGCGATCTAGGGTGCCGGCGAGGGTTTTGGAGCCGGCGCTTAGGCAAGGCGCATTCAATGTATTCATTGCCAGTAGACCGGTCAAGGTCCACGCATTAGACGAAAAAAGTGAAATCGTTGCAGTGCCAGAAAGCGTATTTGCTGCCGCCATTATGTTATAGAGCAGAAAGCCAGACGAGTTGAAGGTAGTTGCTCCACCGCCTCCATAGCTAGTAGATCCGATGTAGCCAGATGTTTCGACTCCGGTGCTTATGCCAATCTGAATCTGAAGATTGCTTGTCCCATTAGTACTAACCCCGTTAAACATCACCGTCACCCGCTTTACCCAGCTCGGAATTGAAGTGAAATCAATCGAGGTGCCACTGGTCGATGCAACTGCAGTGCCCGACTTGATCGTGCCTTGAATTGTGGTGCCGGTGATTGTGGTGCCGGTGATTGTGGTGCTGCTGAGCGTGGCAATCGTGGCACTGCCGTCAGTCGCCAGCACGATATTATTGCTGCCGGAGCTGGGGTTCTTGAGGTTGGTGGTGGATAGCGTGCTCATGATCAGCCCTCGTACAGGATGTTGATCGACCCGGCGTCAAAGGTGTCGGTGCCGTTGACGGTGGTGATGCGGACGCGATCCAAGGTGCCGGATAGGGATAAGGTCCCATTGACCAAGCAAGTGTCTCCGTTGCTTGCTGAATTAGTGTGTGACCCTGATAGGTTCCAGTTATTAGAGGAGACGTTGACCAAATAGAAGACGCCGTATCTTGTAGTTGTTGATGCCTGACCGTCAGAAGTGACAAACCCAGCCGACATAGCTGTGTAGACGTTGTTCGGAGCAACGCCAAATCTAGTTGCGTAGCCAATGTATCCAGATGTTGTAAAACTACCCGAGCCAATCTGAATTTGAAGAGCAGAACTACCGTTGGTACTCACTCCGTTAAACATCACCGTCACGCGCTTCACCCAACTCGGGATCCCAGTGAAGTCAATGCTGGTGCCGCTGGTGCTGTTCTGCGCGGTGGCAAGCGTCATCCTCCCGCGATCAGCGAAGCTCAGGGTGCCGCTGCCGTTGGTGACCAGCGCCTGATCGGCTGAGCCATTACCAGTCGGAAGCACCAGCGTGTTCGACCCAGCCACCGCCGGAGCGTCGATCTCGGTGTAACCCGATGTGCTGCCGTTCAGTCTGAGTGTCATGGGGTCACCTCCGTGGGATAGGGAAAACGAGCACGGATTTCTTCGCGCTTAGCGAGCCACTCGCCTTCATCAACTTCGCCTGCCTGTGCCTTGAAGAACAGCGGGTCAGACTCGGCGGCGTAGGCAACGGAGCGGTTGCGTTTGGCTGTTGTCAGTGCTTGCTCTTGAGCGACAACAACTGCGGCTGCATCGACCTTGGCTTGATTGAGCTGGACGGGGTTGCCAGCTGCATCGAAGGCTCCAGTGCCATCGTCGATGGTGACGACTTCTGGGTAAGCCTTACGGATAGCTTCGTGGTTGAGGGTCATCCTGCTACCTCAATAAGAGTAATGGATGATGCTGTACGTGCAAATATCCCATTGTCGGTATCCGTGCTCATACGGTTCAAATAGGCTGTTCCGCTTTGAGACCGAACCTGCGCTTTGTAGGTAATGCTTGAAGTTGTAGATGGACTATCTAAACAAAAAGCTATTGTATTATTGATTTCATTACTCGTGAAACCGCTCGACGTAGATGCGCGTATCCGACTTCCAGCAGCGTCGCCAATATAAATATCAGTCGAATTCCTGAGAAGTTTTAGCATAGACGCATCAGCGCTACTGTTGCTTAATTTTGCGTCAACAATTACTAGTATTGTGCTGCCCGACGAGGCCGGTGTAATACTTGCGCTCAGACCCGTGATGTCTGTGTAGCTGGTAGATGCGACGCTAAAAGTATCGGTTTTAACTGTCTGAACCACTTGCAGGATCTTGCTGCTGGTTACGGTCGCCCAACTCAGCGCACCACTGCCATTGGTCTGCAGGAACTGCCCACTGGACCCATTACCAGTCGGAAGCACCAGCGTGTTCGACCCAGCCACCGCCGGAGCGTCGATTTCGGTGTAACCCGATGTGCTGCCGTTGAGACGGATACTCATTGGTTTGCCTCCAAGGCGGTCTTGATTTCGTCAGGGGTAGACGCGCCTTCAATCACGTCTTGGATAAGGGCGTACTTATCGCGGATCTGCTGGCGGGCTTCTTCTGCTGCGGTGGCATCAGCACCAGGAATCTGCTTGGCGATCACCTCGTCGTAGGGGACAAACTCTTCAGCGCGTTGTTGGCGGCGATGGTCGTGGCCAATCTCTTTGCACTTATCGAGGTCGTGCTCCACGCAGCAGTCGCCCATGACCCACGCATTGCGGAAGTAGCGGTCGCTGGGAATGTCAGCTTCGTCCACAATCTCGTAGGGCACGCCTTCGGGGACATCCTTGAAAGCCAGCTCGACGGACTCGGTGGGGATGATTACCGCGACGCCGCCGGATTCAGTTTGATAGATGATTCTGTTCATGGCGGTTAGCGGAAGATGGCGACGTTGACGATTGTGGGATCCGTCGCTGCTGCAGCATCGGTAGATGCGCCAATTCGAATAGATCCAGATGTGGGCGTATATGTGCTTGCATTGACAATTCCAATCGTTGGAACGTCATCATTTCCGCCACCTGATGCTGTGTATTGACCTGTACCTAAAGTGCAATAATTTGCATCCGTCAACGCCGTCGCAAAGTTCACTGTGTAGTCTCCAACCCCATTATCCGTAATGCTGCTCACGTTGTAGCTGGCGCGGATTGCTACGGTGCCGGTGCCGTTAAAGTTCACCCAAGCTTTGCAAAGCTGCCCCTGCTCAGTGGTGCCGATCTTGGCGTAGGTGACGGCGTTGGCAGCCAGCACATCAGTGTCAACCGTGCCATCAGGGATACCCCCAACGCTGATGCCGGTGATTGTTCCAGAGCCGTTGATTGCGATTGGCATGACTTACACCACCACCCAAGAAGCACCAGAGGGCACCGTAACGGTCACCCCAGAGTTAATCGTGATCGGACCGGCTGACATGGCGTTTTTGCCAGTGCTCAAAGTGTAATTGGTAGTCACCGTCTGGCCATTCTCGTAGAAAATGTCATCAGACGATCCACCCGTTGCACCGCCGCCGATGGCGCCCCAGGCGCTGGCTTTGTAGCCCTCGAATTGGTTGAGGGTGGTGTTGTACCGGATCATCCCGTTGACCGGGGAGCCGGGGCGTTGGCCGGTGGTGCCGTCCGGCAGTTCAAGCGCCGTGGTGGTGCCGAGGATGACGTCGCCGGTGAACGTGGCGCCAGCCAGAGACGCGAGGCCGAGGTTCGTGGAGGCCAGCGTGCCAACAGTTACCCAAGCCGAGTTCGCGGCATTGCGGATCTTGAGCAGGCCGGTGGTCGTATCAGGCCACCACTGGTAGGCGTAGGTAGTGGTCGGTTCAGTGGCGCCGCTGTTGTTGGTAACGATTGCCGCAAGCTGACCATTAATGTCGCTTCTTACGGCCGCTCCGGTTCCGTTGCTGACAACGTAGTCCGCTTGGGGGCTCACGAGTTACACCAACCACGACAGTCCTTTTTCAATCTTAGCCTTGCCGTCCATATCCGGTTGCACTCCATGTAAAGCTGCGGGTGATCGGGTTGGCACTGGAGTCGTAAAAACTGATTGTGAAGCCGGTGCTGGTCACGCCCGTGATCTGGAAGTAATCGCCAGCCTGCATGTTCTGCGCCGTAACGCCCACGCTCGGCAGATACGCGTTCAATCCCCCGATGCTGGCCGTTCCAGTGAAGAACGGGTAGGGAAAGGTCACGGCGGTGTTGGTGGTGCCGCTCGCTGCGGCGTTGCTCTGCTCGGTCCGGCGTTGGACGGTGGCGAGGTAGCCCAGCTCATCGACAAGGATGTTTTCGGCAACGT